CCAGCAGTATCTAAATCGGGTGAGGTGTATCAGTTGGGAAGGCATAGGCTAATGGTAGGCGACAGTACAAAGATAGAGGATGTTGAGAAGTTGATGGGGGGGCAGAAGGCTGATTTATGTTATACAGACCCTCCATACGGAGTTTCTTACGAGAAAAAAACTAGAGAAATTGCAAATCAAAGAAAAGACATATTACCTATTAAAAATGATGAGCTAGGTAAGGATGCTCTTAAAGAGATAGTATTTCCCGCATTTCAGAATATCGCAACGGTTTTGAAAGAGGGAGGGTGTTATTATGTTTCCTCTCCGCAGGGTGGAGAATTGGGACTGATGATGATGATGATGATGAATGCTGGCATAGAAGCAAAACACATGATTGTATGGGCTAAGGATGCTCCTGTTTTTTCAATGGGTAGATTAGACTATGATTATCAGCACGAACCAATATTATATGGATGGAGAGGTAGTCATCAACACTTTGGCAACGGAAAATATAAAAGCAGTCTATGGAATATACCCAGACCAAAAGATAGCAAATTACACCCCACAATGAAGCCTACCGAGCTAATAGTAAATATTATAAACAACTCATCAAAGCAAGATGACATAGTTTTAGACCTATTCGGTGGTAGTGGTAGCACGCTGATTGCCTGTGAACAAACTAATAGGGTCTGTTACATGATGGAGCTTTCCGAGGTATATTGTGATACAATAAGAAGAAGATATTGGAAGTTTATTAACAAAACAGAAGATGGCTGGCAAGAAGGGACACCGATTATTAGTTAAGTTTATATGTAGTGGATGTAACGCTGTATTTTATGATAACCCATCACAAAAAAGAAAGTTTTGCTCCAAACCATGTGCCGACAGGTTCAAACCCAAAAAGGCTAAAACATATCTTACCTGTCAAAAATGTGGTAAGGAATTTCATCCTGTTTCGGGAAGCCTCAAGCAAAAAAACTGTAGTAGGTTCTGTGGGAATAGACATGGAAGGAAGAGAAGGACTTACACAATCCCTAAAGCGAGAAACGCACAAAGGCTGGTGGCTTATTATATCGAGCGTGGAAAACTGGTTAGACCAGATACTTGTGAGAATTGTGGAAATGACAACAAAAGGATTGAAGCGGCTCACTACGATTATAGCGAACCACTTAGAGTCCGGTGGTTATGTAGTTCTTGTCATCGGAGATGGGACAAGGCCGAGCCGAAGCGAGTTACATATTCAGTCAGAATTTAGCAAGCGTTATGCTAAATTTATAGGGAAAGGAGATTCGTGGCAGACGATCCGATAGATAACGGCGAGAATCGGTTACAAGACCCAGTGACGGGTAGATTCATTGACGGCAATCCTGGTGGGGGTAGACCAAAAGGTTCTGGTTTGTCAATAACTACGGAAATTAAAAAGAAGTTGGATGAAATACCGGAGGGACAGAAAGCGACATACCTTGAGCTTTTGATAAATCGTATCTTTAAACAGGCAATACAAGAAGGCGATCAACAAATGATAAAAAATATATGGAATTATGTAGACGGTATGCCAAGACAGACAACAGACATTACAAGCGGTGGAGAGCCAATGAAATCTAATACGATAGTTTTGACAAATTTCAAAAATGAAACAGTTGGTGAATGAGGTATATTCCCCTATTTTTACCGAAAGACCGAGATATTTTATTCTTATGGGCGGTAGAGGAGCTGGTAGATCAACAGTTGCTTCGCAGTTTGCCAACGCCAAATTAGTAGCCCCAGAATATTTCAGGTGTGCAATCATGCGGTATATTTTGGGAGATATACGCAATTCTATATACAGAGAAATAACGGACAGAGCTGAGGAAAATGAGATTTATGGCAAATTGGTAATTAACGACAGTATGATGTCAATCTCCTACGGAGAGAATAGTATAAACGCTGTAGGATTTAGAAAATCCTCTAGCGATCAAAAATCGAAATTAAAGTCACTGGCCAGCTATAACTGTGTGATTATTGAGGAGGCAGACGAAATACCAGAAGAAGACTTTATGCAATTGGACGATTCTTTAAGAACAATAAAGGGAGATATAACAATAATCTTACTTCTTAATCCTCCAGCAAAAAACCACTGGATAATCAGGCGATGGTTTAGTTTAGAGAATAGCGAGACTCAGGGATTTTACAAGCCAGTATTGAAGAATGATATTAAAGATATAGTCGCAATCCTCACCGATTATCATGTAAATGAAGTTAATATTGCGAAGGCCAGTGTAACTCAATACGAGTTGTATAAAGACACAAAACCAGATCATTACTGGAACATGATTAGGGGTTTGGTTCCAGAGACAGTCAAGGGGAAAATATATAAGAATTGGGAAATTATTGATTCCGTTCCTAACGAAGCTCGTTTGGAAAGATATGGTTTGGACTTTGGATACAGCAACGACCCTACAGCAATAGACGCCGTGTACCGCTTCAATGGTGCTTATATAATAGACGAAGTTGTAAACCAACTAGAGTTGAGTAATAAACAGATTGCTGATACTTTAACAAACCTTCCGAGAGCTTTAATAATTGCCGACAGCGCAGAACCCAAGAGTATTGATGAGATAAGAAACTATGGATTAAATATAATCCCTTCTTCAAAGGGAAAAGGCAGTGTTTTACAGGGAATACAGTACGTTCAGGATCAAAAGATATTTGTTACAAAGAGAAGCAAAAACATCCTTGAAGAATATGATAATTACGCCTGGATAGTTGATAAAGACAGTAGGGTAATAAATGAACCGTCTCCCATTTGGAATCATCACATGGACGCAGTTAGATATGCAATAGTAAGTTGTACCAACACGGTAAAATGGAAACCAAACGATCCGGGTGGAGTGAAACCGCTCTTTGAGGGAATGCCTGGATAATAGTTGCGTCTAAATAATGTGGGGGGTTAATCTAATTTTATGGCAGACTTAACACCAATGGAATATCCCACATCTCCCGAAGTAGAAATGTTGAGACGAAACAAGACTTCTGGATTCAACTACCGTGAACGTAGGCAGTCGGATTGGGACGAGAACTACACCCTCTCAAGAGATAAGGTAGTTATCAATCGCCTTACACAACGCCAGTCAGTTAATCTCCCCCTGATGAAGACGGTACTAAGAACCACCCTTAAAGACATTGACGATATGCCAGTTATTTTGATGGAGAATCTAAGTAATGACAAACAGAAGGAAGTTTTTTTGAATGAATACTGGAAGTGGACTTTGGATGTTAACAATGCGGAGTTGCAGGATATTGTAGACAAAAAGCAGGAGTTAATGTTTGGAAGAACCTTTGACCAGTGGCAGATTGTAGACGGTAGAATAAAGTTTACCATTCAAGACCCAGAAGACATATTGGTTGATCGTTATGTCGACCCGGTTGATTTAGACACGGCCAGATACTTGATACACACACATATATTCAAACCATTGAGCGTAATAGCCGATGATCCTAACTACGATAAAGAAGCGATTAAGAGACTTAGATCGTACTTTGCAACCACACAGGGCTTAATCAAAGCCGCTGACAACAACAGTATGTTGGTCAAAAGGAATGAGAAGCTAAAAGATCTAGGAGTGCCGGATGTAGACAGCCCAGTACTAGGAGAAACTTATGTAGAGTTGTCTTTACATTTTGTGATGCACAAAGAAAAAGAGGACGAAGAAGAACAGTATTACCTATATGTTGAGTGTCAGGACATGGAGATTCTAATGAAGAAACCTCTAGAAAAAGTAATTGGCGTAACCAAAGAGAACTATTGGAGAACCCACCTACCATATAACTCGTGGGCTGACGATGTGGAACGCCAGGACTTCTGGAGTGATGGATTACTGGACGGTGTACGGACACCCAATAAAGTTCTTAATTCATTCTTTTCCCAACTTATTGAGAATCGAACTATGCGTAACTTCAATATGCACTACTACAACTCTTCACTTGAGGGGTTTGCTCCCCAAACATTCAATCCCGTACCGTGGGGATGGTATGGTATACCTATTCCCATCGGCGGAAAGATTGATGACGTACTCAAAACAGTAGAGATCCCAGACCTATCAGAGTCCCTAGATGAGATGAATTTTATTACGGCGATGGTAGAGAAGGCTACGGGAGCTACTAGCACCCAGCAGGGCGTACAGACCGCCAAACAGATTACTTTGGGGGAGGTTAAGTTAGCATTAAATGAGGCTAAGGAAAGAATCAAGGGAATTTCTAAGTATTACACTCCCGTATGGAAGAAACGAGCAGAAAAGTTCTTAATGTTGATTGAGGCGGGCGCAGATAAACTTGATGCAGTAAGGATTTATAAGAAAGGAAAGAACAGCCAAGACTTATACTCTCAAGAGGTTGGGCCAAATAACTGGAAAGATGAATCTGGATACCGAGTGAGAATTTGGAGTCAAGAAGAAAAAAGCGCACGAGACACCGATTCTCTGCAAAAACTGGACGCAGTTAAAGCTAATATGCCATATAACAGCAAGTTGGGAGAAATTTACAAGAGAAAATTGCTTGAGTTTGCCGATTTGCCTCCAGAAGACATAAATGACGTAATGGAGGAGGAAAAACAGATGGCGCAAGGTATGGCGGGTGCTGTTGGCTTCGGGCAGATTCCTCCAGCACCCCAAATGCAACAACAATTACCAGTACAGGCCCCACAGGTGGTATAATTAAAACATGGGAATAGTTGATGACATTCTTGAAAAAACAGGATTAAAGTACGAGGAACTTCGTCCAGACGAAAAAGAAACGCTGAATGTATGGATGCAGGCACTAGATAAGGGACAATTAACGGTAGACAAAATTAAAAATTATATTTTTACCATGAGAGAAGTAGTAGAGGGAGAACTTACCAAGACTGACCTAAACAAGAAGCAGGATGCCTTTTTAAAGGCCAGACTACGGAACTATATGTTACTCGAAGCATTTTTAACCAGTCCAGAGAAGGCGCGCGAACAAATGGAACGAGCCATAGCTGGAATGGCCAGTTCGATAAAGAGGTGATTTTTATGATGGGTAAGAAACTTAAAATGAAAGGGAAAATGAAGATAATGATGGATAAAAGCGGTAAAAAGGGGTTGAAAGCTAAATTCGCCAAGACTCTAGCTTCTTTGAAGAAAAAGAAGAAGTAGGGTTGACAGGTATTGACCTACTGGAGTACAATACGTTTATTAAACCAAACCTTTGCAAGAAGACGGTAAAATGCCTAAACTTCATAAAAAGCCCACACAAGAAGAACTTCAAGCAGATATAAACAAAGCTATTGCGGAAGCAGAAGCACCCGAAGTTCCAATAGTTGAACCAGTCGTAGAAGATACGCCAGCCGAAGTAGTAGAACCAGCCCCAGAACCAGACCCGACCCCAGAACCAGCGGTTGAACCAGAAGCTGATATTCAGAAGGAATTAGAAGACAAGGAAAAAAAGCTTTCAGCTTCGGCTCGTGAGAATCAAAAGATATTAGCGAAAAACAGAGTATTGAATCAGGCCCTTGATGAATCTAATAATACTCCAGAACCAACAGAAGAAGAACTGACCAAAGAGTTTCCAGAGTGGGAAGTAATGGACGAAGTATCCAAAAAACTAGCCAAAGAAACTGTAGTAAACCGAAAATTTAGAGAGAAAATGGTAGAGGCGCGAGAGAAGAGTAAAAAGATTGAGAAATGGGACGAAGATGTGGTAGCTTTTGCCGAAGATCCAAGAACATTGATAGAATACTCTGACCTTGAGGGAAAAATAGAGGAGTTTAAGGTATATGCTACACAAGAATCAAATAATAATGTACCATTTAAAGTATTGGTGGGAGCTTTCCTACACGAAAAGTCTATGAAACCAAAGAATAAGGGCAAAATGTTTGAAGATGGAACTGGTGGGCCAGCGCAACCAGTCAAACCCAAATCAGACAAGATTAGCATGGCCGAAGCAGAGTCTATCCGTGACACGGACTACGGTAAATACAGGGAACTTCTGAAGGCGGGAAAGATTGATTTAAATGTCGAGTAATTCTTCATACCTCTTCTTGATCTGGTGAACCCTCTGTCTTGATATGCCTAAATGCTTAGATATA